CAGGGGGCCAGAGGTGTTGCTCGAAGGGCCGTATGAAACAGGCAAGACCTTTGCTGCGCTTTCTAAGCTGCACTTGCTGCTGTGCAAGTACCCCAACAGCCAGGCGCTCATGGTTCGCCAGTACCGCAACTCGATTCTCACCTCAGCGGTCATGACCTACGAGAACAAGGTGCTCTTGCAAAAGCCCGGCGATAACACGCCCGTGACCAAATACGGGGGGGAGCGGCCCGAGTTCTACCGCTATCCCAACGGCTCAAAACTTCTGGTCGGCGGGCTGGATGACGCCGACAAGTATTTGAGCTCTGAATATGACTTCATCTACGTCAACCAGGCTGAGGAAATCACCCTGGACTCCTGGGAAAAATTGTGTGGCCGCGCCACCGGACGGGCGGGCAACGCGCCCTATCCCCAGGTGATGGCCGACTGCAACCCCAGCTACCCGTACCACTGGATTGTGCAGCGGACCCAGCTCAAGCGTTTTAAGACGACGCACCAGGACAACCCCCGGCTTTATGACCACGACCGCAACGCCTGGACCGAAGCCGGCGCGCTGACCATCGGGCGGCTGCAATCGCTGACCGGTTTGCGCTACAAGCGCGGCTATTTGGGATTGTGGGCTGGCGCTGAGGGACAGGTGTACGAGTTTGACGACCTGGTGCACCTGGTGGACCCCTTCCCCATCCCGGATGACTGGCGGCGCATTCGTTCCATCGACTTCGGGTACACCAACCCTTTTGTCTGCCACTGGTGGGCGATTGACCCGGATGGCCGCATGTATCTCTACCGGGAAATCTACATGTCCCGGCGCACGGTCAAGGTGCATTCGGCGGACATCAATCGGCTGAGTGAGGGCGAGAACATAGAAGTGACTGTTGCCGACCATGATGCTGAGGACCGGGCCACCCTGGAGGAAAACGGCATCATCACCGAGGCGGCGCAGAAAGCCATCAAAACAGGCATTGGGAAAACCGAGGAACGGCTCAAGGTGGCTGGCGATGGCAAACCCAGGCTATTTGTCATGCGGGGTTGCACTGTCGAGATGGACCCGGTGTTGGCAGAAAACTATTATCCCACTTCCACCGCACAGGAATTTGGGGGCTATATCTGGGCGCCGACGCCCGACGGCAAACCCAACAAGGAAGTGCCACTCGACCTAAACAACCACGGCATGGACGCTGCCCGTTATGCCGTGATGTACGCTCATATGGGCGGATTGATGGTCTACTGATGGACGACCTCATTGCCGTTACCGGCCTAATTTGTCTGCTTGCCGGTCTCTATGTCTGGTTGGGGCTGGCGGCGCCGCTGATTGTCGGCGGCCTGGTCTTAATCTGGATAGGCTATCGTTACGAGGACACCCGTGGGGCTAATCAAGCAACTGATACCCACCCAAACCAAATTCACGCCGGCCGCTGACCTCAACTGGCAGCGCATCGAGACGCTGGTGAGCGGGCCGGGCGCCACGGAAGCCTCCAGCATCGCCCAGACGGGGGACTCCAACAGCGCGGTGTTTGCCTGCCTCATGACCATCTGCGCGGCGTATCCAGAGGCGCCGCTCAAGGTCTACAAACGTCAGCGCAACCGGGAACAGGCCAAACAGCCCGCCCACCCGTTGCAGCGCCTGCTCGACATGCCCACGCCGTTGGGCGAACTCACAGTAGAGGAGTTCTGGTTCTGGACGGCCTGGGCCAAACACACCGACGGCAACGCCTACTGGCGCAAGATTCGTTCTGGCAACGACACCACGGGCAATGTGGTGCAGCTCTGGCCCGTTAGCCCGGCCCTGGTCGAGCCCAAGACGCGCAAAGGCGAGTTTATTTCTTACTACCGCGTCCAGACCGGTCCCAACGAGTGGGAGGACGTGCCCACCGAAAACATGGTGCACTTCCGCTTGGGCATCGATGACAAGGACATGCGCCGGGGGTTATCGCCCTTAAAGCGGCTCATCCGTCAGATTAGCACTGATGACGAGGCGGACAAGTTCACGGATGCGCTCTTGAAGAACTTCGCCATTCCGGGTTTGGTGGTCATCCCGGCGGCCGGCACCCTCATCACCGAGGACACCGCCGACCTCATCTCGACCAAGTTGTCACGCAAGTTCTCATCAGACAACCGGGGCAAGATTGCGGTGATGAGCCGGGAATCGAAAATCGAGCAGTTCGGCTTTTCGCCGGAACAGCTCGACATGGCCATCTTGCACCGCATCCCGGAGGAGCGCATCGCGGCGGTTATCGGCGTGCCGCCCATCATCGCCGGCTTGGGCGCAGGACTGGACCGGGCCACCTACGCCAACTTTCGCGAGGCCCGTGAGATGTTCACGGAGACGAAACTCGTACCCATGTGGCGGGTGGACGCCGCCCGCATCAATGCCAGTCTCCTGCCCGATTTTGTCAACCCCACGGCGCGCACGGAGATTTTTACCGAGTTCGACATCACCAACGTGCGGGCGCTCCAGGAAGACGAGGACCGCAAGTACGCAAGGCTCAACATCGGCGTGCAGGGGGCCAGGCCGTGGATTACCGTCAATGAGGCCAGGGCAGATGTGGGCTTGCCGCCGGTTGAGGGGGGGGACGACCTCAAGCAGCCGGTCGCCGCGCCGCCGCCCTCAGACACGCCGGCCGCGGTAGAGGATATCGAGGACGCCATCGAGGAGGAAGTGGAGGGTGAGAAGCGCCACCCTTTTCAGCGAACGGTCATGGTGGCCTTTCCCTGAAGCAGCTCGACATTGCCGCCGAAAACGAGGAGTACCAGGAGGAGTTGTCCGAGTTGATACAACGGGCCAGCAACGGCGAAATCGACCAAAATACCTTTGAGCGCAGGGCCAGGGAAATTACCACGGCGCTATTGCTCCTGGCTTTTCTGGCCGGCTCCCGCATGTCGCTAACGCAGCTCAACACCCGACCGGAAGCGCAGATGAGCGTAGCGGAGATCGAGCGCCAGGCCACCAACGCCGTGCGACGTCTGTCCTATGACATCTATGTCGAGGGCGCTTTTGCTGAGAGTGACGACCAGGTGAGTACACCCCAGGAGCGCATCAACCACCGGGTGGGACTGTGGGGCAGCACGGTCTTGGGCATCTTTGCGCTAGGTCAGACGCACCGACCGGATGACCCGCTGCTCAGGTGGGTGCGCAATCCCGAAAAGGACTCTTGCACCGACTGTCTGGCCAATGATGGCCAGGTGCACCGGGCCAGCGAGTGGCGGCTCATGGGGATGCAGCCCCAGGGACGTAACTTGGAGTGTGGCGGCTACAACTGTGGCTGTGGCTTCGAGGTAGTGGCCGAGTCTGTAGGTGAGGGGAACGGCGATGCCTAGCACTGGCATAACCATCCGGGGATTGGACGAGCTGTTTGACACGTTAGATCGGCTGGACCGCATCCAGGACGTGTTAGAGCCGCCGGCAGAGCGCAACGCCGCACTGATGGAGGAGGACGCCCGCGATTACCCGCCAGAGCTGCCCAACCAACGCTATCGCCGCACTTTTCGGCTGCGGGGCGGCTGGTCACATCGTGTACAGCGGCTGCCCAACGGCGTGCAGGCGCTGACCACCAACCGGGGTGTGCTCTACAATATCTGGGTGCAAAACGAGGGGCAACAGGCCGCCATTCACCGAGGCCGCTGGCAGACGGACCAACAAATCTTGGATAACCGCACACCGGGCATATTGCAGAATTTTGATGAGGCCGTACAGGAGGCAATCGACCGTGCGCGGTGAATACGAAAACAAGGACCTGATTAGCCAAATAGAGCGCATTACACTCAAGCCGGGAGACCGGCTGGTGGTCACTGTAAAAAGGCGAGCGCCCGACGTGGAGATAGAGAGAATTTTTAAGCTGCTCCAACGTTGGGCAGGGGATATTCCCATTGCGATTGTGGATGAGGACGTAAAATTGAGCGTCGTCAGTCAGGAAGGGTATCAGCCGTGACCGTGCGCGATAGAAAGGATTACGAGAACAAAATGGGCTATCGAGTGCCAAAGCCGCCCTCGTGGGCAAAAGCAACGGTTCTTGAGACAGGAACAGGCCGTCCGCCGAAACCCCCACACATTATCGGCTGCGAGTATTGCGGTACATGGCCGGCACGTCCTGGCAAGTGCCTGAATTGTGGCGCCCCTATCGCCGGACGGGAGAATTGCCACCAGTGACCCTGCGCGTCCTGGCCTTTGCCGGCGACACCATAGATGGGTGCCTTGCCTGGCGCATCTGGCAGCCCTTCGCCGAACTCCAGCGCATCGGCTACAGTGCTGAATGGGGCTATCGG